TGATTCTTCTTGCATATATTTACCAAAATTAGGTAAATCTAATGTGTCACCTAAATTAATAATATCGTCTACGCCATATTCTTCTTCTAATGTGGCTGTAATTTGTAAAGCTACGTCTATAGCTTTTGTATCGTGAAATGGGTCTAACTCACCGTCGTCAAATTTACGAAATCCAATTTGAGCATCGGGTAAAAGGACTGCTAATTTCCAATCCCCGTCTTTTTTATTTTTTTGTTTTACTGGCTTTGATAATTTTGCTGCTGTTACTCTAGTTAAATCAACACCATCTTCTACGGGTGATTCTAACTGCGCTTTAATTACTGAAAATAAATCATCTAAATCCTTTGTTACTGACATTTACATTGACCTCCGATGTGCATCCTGAATATGGTTACTTTAAATGGCAATTCTGCTGCTTTATTCATCACTTTAAATAACGTGTGTAAATTTACATCTTTTTTAGTTTTTGCTTTTTCTAATAAATCTTGTACTTCTGGTGTCTGTTGTTTAATCCATCTGTTAACAACGCAACCTTCTGTTGGTGCGCTTACAAAATCTTTTAATACTTGTTCTAACATTTTCTACCTCTCCCATGGTTCGCCATGTAGTTTTAAATCTTACCATAAGATTACATCAATGTTATTTATTAGGCAAATAAAAAAGCCCCGCGAGTTTTGCTCACGGGGCTTTATAACAGGGATGCCAGGCAGGTGGCAGATGCCCTATATATTCAATTAATTATTCGGTCATACCAGCGTTGAAGTTGGGACGAGAACGATTAACTGCTGAAGGAATTGGGCTTGTTCCTTTTGGCATCTTTACACTTACACCATAACGAGCGCCTGAGCGTTCGCGTAAAACATTTTTGCGTGATGGCTTAGCTTGTTTATAAGGGTCTGTTCCACCCTTAGCGTTGCCAGTCTTTTTCATAAGCTTTGTATTTTTTGAGGGAGTTGCAGCCTTTGCAGCACCTTTTGAACCTACGTTACCCATAGTTTCAAAATCACCAGCTTTAGCTGACTTCGATACGAAATCTTCCATTTACTACCTTCTCTTGGCCTAAGAGTTGCTACTAACTACGTTAATGCTTTATTGGTTTTTATTAATGCTTAACTAGCAATAATTGAAAATACAATTGCAGAAATCTGCCCATCGTGGCTTTCAATTGACGCAAAACCAGGAACACAGACAAGGTCTAGTCCTCTTGGGGCTGCATACCCACGGGCTATTGCAATGGCTTTAACGGCTTGATTTACGGCTCCTGCGCCTACGGCACGGACTTTGCAACCACGGCTTTCATAGATGCTGTGGGCTATTGCTGAGGCTACCGCTTGGGGATTACTGCCACTTGAAACGCGCAGTATTTGTTCTTCTTTTTGTTCTTCAGACATATTGTTCCTTTAAGTGTTCCGGGTCTTAAAAGTATGTCAAAGAATTACTTTTTAATGGGGCTAAGCGAACAGGTGTGTTTATCCCTTAAATTTTCATATTCTGAAAGGCTATTTGCTTCTATCTTGCATCCACAGGGCAAAGTAGAAGTAATACGAACTGACACTATTCCTCCTCTCCATCTATAGGAGTTGGGGCGGTGGCTTTGCTACCACAGAATGTACATTCCATGTCTAAAAAGTACATTGAAATACCATCTCCATCAAACATGCAATTTACTTTAAATACAGTTGAACCGCAAACGCATACTGAAGTTGGGGTACCTCTTAAATCCATAGCGTTTTTGTAACCTCTTAAATCCATAGCGTTTTTGTAATCTGGGACTACTTCGCTAATTGGAATTGAGTTTAGTTTTTCTTCGTTATTTCCCATGGTATCGATTCTATTGTATATAGAAAGCTATCTGATGCTATAGAAGCAGCTACAGCTAGGTCCTCTACGTGGTATTTATGGTCTTCCGTTGGGTGGAATCTATTTACTGAAGCCGCAACAGTTCTTGTAAAAAACTGTACAAACTCTTCTACTGTCATATATGGGCTAAATATTAGTTTTACTTTTTTATCCATTTTGTTTCTCCCTGTATTTTGGGTCCTTTAAGTTACCTTGTATAGATTTTTCATAATCTACCGTTGCGTATCCAGAAGCTATACGAGCTAATGAGTAAGAATCGGCAGCATTGTCATCTGTTAATTCTACGCCCCACTTCTTAAACACTGCAAGTAGCATCTGGCTTTTCTTTACATCTTTTCCTTTTCCTGCTACATATTTCTTTAATGTAGTAGGAGGAATAATAAGTGGGAACATTCCATTATCAAATAAAACTAATTTAACAATAGCTCCCAACTCACCTAACATATGGGACATTTGAGAACCATAGGCGTAACCTTCTATAGCTGCGTCTAGCACTTTGTTTTTATCTGTAGTAACGCTATTTAAAGACTCAACAATAAACTCAGCAACGGCTACTAACCTAGTAATTCCCCCTCCCTCAAATTTTTTAACTACCGTTTTGTATTTTGTAGGGTCTTCTTTGGATATGTAGGTAATAGAAAATCCACCATAAGATTGGTCTATACCCATATAAACTGAATGACCCGAAGGTATTCCTGGGCCGTATGTTTTCATTAGAGGTTAAAGCTCTTCTTTCTTGTTTTGTATGAATCTCCAGCAGTGCGTCTAGTCAACTCTCTGCTTATTAAAGCTAAATCTTTATTAACGTTGTCATACATCATTGATACTAATTTTGTATAACTTGTACGTTTCATATGTTCAGCTTCTATTTCAACTATCTTTGGGTCTGTGGCTACCTTTAGCCTAGCTACCGTTATCTTTTCCGCATTACTTCCGGTTGTTAAAGATAGGGTAAGCAATCCCACCTCATAATCTAACTGTTTTTTTGTATTTAATTCATCAATTTCTGCACACGCTAGTTGAGTATTGATGAAAGCTAGATAAGAGGTTAAATGTGTAAATAACTCCATCAGTTCTTCTTCACCTAAACTTGTTACATCTGATGGAACTCTGGGGGTATCAATAAAAGTTTCTCTTTCTATTAAAAACCCTTGAGATTTAAGGGAATCTAAAGTTGTTGAACTCTCTTCAGATACTAATTTAGTTAGTGACATACTCGAACTCCTTACATTGTTTACATCCATCTATCCCTTTTAAATTACAAATAGGTGGAGTTTTGGTATCAACAGCAGTCACAATCATTTGAGCTGCGTCTAGTAACTCTGTAATACCAAAATCACTTTTAGGTATAATAAACTCTTTTACCTCTTGATTTAATTTAGACTCATAAATAATAACTGCTTCTTGAGGAGCATCTTCCATACCAATTAATTCCATAAGTTTCATATATAACTGGGCTTGTCTTTGATGGCTATAAAAGGGACACACTGTTCTTTTGCCTGACTATGTAATCCCCAAAAAAGTTCATTGCAATGACTACAAAGCCATGAACCAATAATTTTATCCATATCTTTAAACCACTCTTGCCACTTAGCATGTATTCTGTGGCCTTCTTCAAACATTAGTTCTCGTTTTAAGGGAGACCTAAAAGAAGAATCAGCTGGTGTATATCCTTGCAATTTATAATAAGAAGTTCTATGACACCAAAAGGGTTTAACCATATCTGATGGATGAAGTACATCTTGTCTTCTATCAGTATTCTGTGGTTTAGATAATAAATATCTTTCTATTGAGTTAATTACTCTTGTATCTTTTTTACCCACGTCGATGAACTGCTTTAGTGCTTTTGACGGTTTGTACTTTGTTGTCATTTTCTTTTACCCACTCTTCTAACGTTTTACCATTACGTATGGCTTTACGTTTAAGAGCGTTCCTCTCCCTATGACTGAGCCCGCCCCAGATACCGTGCTGTTCGTCCATACTATCTGCATATAACAAACATGCAATACGCACAGGGCATTCTGGTGCACCATCTTTACCAAAGCAAACAGCTTTTGCTTTATCTGCAATTTTTTTATATTTAGTCTTGTCTCTTGGGGGATACCATAATTCGGTGTCAAGCCCGCGACATTTGGCTTTATAACGCCAATCATTTACTTCGTTGCCTTCGTACAAGAACACTCCTGAAGTCTGTGGCGCAGGCTTAGAAAGTCGTCCTCTAACAACATGACATAATTTTCGTCATTTAAGTGGAAGCCAAGGACGGGCATTCGACTGTCAAGAATTGCTTCTTCAACAATCTTTTCTAAGACCTTTGCCTTTACGGTAAAGGAGGCTTTGCCAGTCCATTTATGTTCTATCAATAAGTCTTTTGAACGGACATCGCCTTTACGATTCCAAAAGCCACCGCTTGCAGCATTTCTTTTGCCGCCGATAACTTTTGCTAATCGGTCCTCGTGCTTCCTAGACTGACGTTGTCCCTTAGTTGGCATTTTCCAACTCAGCAACATGCTTAGACCCTTTCCGCTGTATCGGTAATACGCGCCGGCTCTAACAATAACTTTATTTAAAATGCCTAAAGCAACTATTTCTTTAGCAAAGTCATAGTGCCCAGCAGGTACTATTCCACCTTCTGCAAAATAAAAATCAACAAATGCTGGCTCTGATATAGGGGCTGATTTATTTTTAAGACTACGAATCTTTATAGTCTGTCCTATGCGACGTTTTTCTTGTCCAGTTCCTTCTTCTAACCATTCATCTCTTTTTACTTCAAGACGAGTGAAGAAGAAATAATCTTTAGCTTTACCACCTGGGGTAGTTCTTGGGTCTCCGTACATAACACCAATACTCATACGATATTGATTAATAATAATTCCAATAAATGGTCTTTCTTTTTCAACCATACTTCTTTTACCAACATGCTCTACTTTGCGAAAGAACTTACCTGTTAATAAAGCACCTCGTCCTACGGTTGCTTCATCCATATCTTTTTCTTCTTCAGTTGTTGGAACTAATGCTGGAAGTGAATCAATAACAACGCAATCTACTTCTTTAGTTTCTACAAGGTTTATAGCAACTGAATAAGCTTCTTCCATAACATTTGTAGATACAACATATATACGACTGACATCTACTCCACACATTTCAGCATATGCAGGAACCCATTGTTCTGCGGCAATCCATACGGTTGTGAAGTTAGGGTCACGTTTTTGATTAGCAGCAATAGTTTTTAAAGCAATAGCAGTTTTACCATTACTTGCTTCTCCTACAATTTCATGCCATTGATTAGCTGGCCATCCCCCACCTAAAACTACATCTAAAGCAAGTGAGCCAGAAGGCATACGGCTCATATAGTCTTCTCTAATTTCAGACCCAAGAATTACTGTGTTATCACCAAATTGTTTATTAATATTTGCCAGTACTTTTATTAGACTCATTATTCAATCTTTCCTATGATGCCTTGTGGGTTAAAGTTATTTGTAGTTGATATTTGTTTCGCTGCTTGAGTTGGTCCATCTACTGGAACTCTTGCACCTGGCATTCCTGTACCAGATTGTGTTATTGGATACCCACAGTCATAACAACGAGGTCTTACTCCGGGCGCACCACTTCCGTAATTACCACTACCACAACCTGGACAACGGTTAATAGTAGTTGCACTTTCAGGAAGTCTGCGGTCTTGTATCTGTTCTTGCGGATAATAAGGTTGAGTTGGTTGTTGAGTTGGAGGCGTTGTAAATTGCCTTGGTTGTTGCTGTTGTGGTTGATTTGTAGGAGTTGTACCTAATTTATTTGCCCACCAATTACTGCTCATCTAGCTCCTCGATTTCGTATTCTTCAAAGTCAGCCCCACCGTGGTCAAGTATGGCAAGTTCCATACCTGCTGAAATAGCTGCAGTTATTGCTGAAAATGATATGTGTCTAAAAGTATTTCTTAAATTTTCTTCCATCTCTTCAAGATTTAAAGTTCCATTAGAACCATTTACTAGTATTTCTGTTGAAGGCCTTTGAACAGCAACTAAAACTTGTGCATTAATTTCAGAAATATTATCTATAAATGGTAATAAACTAACTAATTCAGACATACGATTATCGCTGTCTTCTATTTCTTTTTCTTCTCCTTCTTGGCTAATAGGATTTAATCCAAGAATTTCTGCAATTTTATTTGGATGTACAACTTCTAAATCATACAAATACCATCTAACTAAAGTGGTAAAAGGAATAGGATGTAAAGAATCGGTCACTTAGCTTCTCCCCATTTTTGAACTACTTTTATATCTGCTACCAAGGGAATGTTTAACACTTTTATACCTTCCATAGCATCTTTAATTGCAGTCGTTGATTCTTCAACCAGCCTATCAGGAGTAAGTGTGACTAGTTCGTCGTGAACCGTTAATAAGAGTTTCGCGCCTTCTGGTAAAGCAGCGTTGGCCCTCACCATGGCAACTTTAATAATGTCTGCAGCAGTGCCTTGAATACGAGTATTAAACGCCTGACGTTCAGCACCTGCTTTTAACCCTGGGTCTCGTGATAGTAATTCTGGTAAATATCTCTTTCTACCTAAAATTGTGGTTATGTGAGGCGGCCTGCTGTTTCTAGCAACACCAATAATCTTTTGTCTGTATCTATTTACTGAAGTAAAGTTAGCCCCAAAATCATCTAGTAATGTTCTAGCCTCTCGTACGCTGCAACCTATTTGCCTAGCTATTTTGTCTGGACCTACTCCGTAAGCCATCGCTAGCACTAGTACCTTCCCAGCTTTTCTATCTACTCCCATAGTGTTTCCTACGGTTGTATAAATATCTCCACCTTCTTGGTAGTTCTTTAACATAATTGGGTCTTCTGACATAGAAGCAATAATGCGAGGTTCAATCTGTGAATAGTCAGCAACAATCAACTTATAACCTTCTGGAGCTATAAATAAATTTCTAATAGCTTTACCATGGGCTGTATGAGGGGCTGGTACGTTTTGTAAATTTGGGTTACGACTTGAGAATCTACCTGTCTCAGCTCCGTGTTGAATGAAATCACAATGAATGCGACCATCTACTAATAAACTTTCTTTATAGTCGGTCTTAGATTTTCCATTAACAGTTCTAATTACTTCCCCGCCTAAATAAGGAATAACATAAGTTGTTAATAATTTATTTAAATCTGAATATTCTAAAAGAGCGTCTACTAATTCGTCTCTACCTCTAAAAGCCTCAAGGGCTTCAGAAGACACTGAATAATCTGATACTGATAAATCTATACCTTCATCATCTTTTTTCTTCCCTTTGCCTGTTAAAACGTGGGTCTTTAAGCCTCGGCCACCTTGGTCTTTAGGACCATATAACTTTGCTTGCTTTTCTTGGTTAGAATTAATATTAAAAAATCCAGCAATTTTGTAAATAGTTTCTCTTGCTTTTTCTATATCAACTTCTAATAAATCTTTAAGTTCTTGTAAGGCTTTCATATCTATTGGTGCACCAGTAAGCTTCATTTCGCAAAGGACTGCTAGAACGTCCATCTCTAATTTAAATACATTATGTACTGCTTGTTCTTTAATCTTTGGTGTTAAAACTTTCCACAACATAAATGTGTATTTAGAATCTAGATAAGCATACTTAGCAACTTCAGTAAAGGAATACTTCTCTACTTCTTTTCCAATACCTTTAACCATCTCATAGTTAAACTCTCTCTTTAAACAATCGTCAAGACCTACTTTATTTTTATTACGGTTGTCTACAATAAATGAAGCAATCATTGTGTCAAAGTAAGGACCTACTGGAACTTTGTTGTCAAAATATTTAGCAACAGAAGTTAAATCGAATACAAGATTGTGACCTATTTTTAAAATATCTTTATTAAACATTAAAGGTTTTAATGCTTTAAATACCTCAGCCGGAAACAATTGTTTAGGAGCTTCACCAAATAAAACAGTTGACTTTCTTTTATCTCTTGAGTAATCACTTGGTCTTACTTCTAATCCTTTAGCAACACGCTTCTCACCTTGACCAGTAAGAGGAAATAATTCTTCTAAAAATTCTCCGTTTGGATGTCCCATGGGAATAACATCACATCTACCATAGGTTGCAAGGGTAATCCATAAAACTTCATTAACGACTGTAACGCCTCTGCGTGGACCTACTGTTTCAACGTCATAAGCAAAAGCATCTTGAGTTAGATAATGACTAACCATTTCGTTTAATTGGTCAGTAGTAGTAATTATATTCATAAATAGTTTAGGGCCCAGGAGCTGAGAAAGGGGAGAGTCAGCCCCTGAGCGGTCTAATGTTTGCCTATCTATCCATTAGTTCTTCAGCAATGGCAAGCAAATCTGTGTAAGAAGTTTGCTTGATTGTTGAATAAGAAAATGGTTCCATTGAAGCAATTGCATTTGCAGCAGTTGCTGGGTCGATACCATAATCTTCTGCCAAGTCGCGTTCTTTAATTGCGACTACATGGTAGACAGTGCTTTGTTTTACGCCTGAACGGCTTATTGCCCAATAATTTTTATTTAAAGGACCTTGTGGTGTTGAGTTAACCATGTGCAAAGTCTTAAACAAACGAGGAGAAGCGATAATCATTTGCTTCTGCGCTGGAGTTATGCTTAAGTTAGCAACAGTAAACCCACGCTTGTCTTCTGGGCGATGGCGCAACTTAAGACATAATGGGCATTCTGCACCCAAACATACATAAGATTTGCGACCAGCCTTTTCAGTCAAGAAATGCTGTCTGTAACTTGCGAACGGACCATTAGGGTCAAGAAACTTAACCACTTGTAATTCTTCGCTGTGTTTAAATTCAACTGGAAAATCGCCAGTAGGAGGTGTTAATTTCTCCGCAGCTTCCCAGCCTGATTGAACTGCTGAACTTGTTGCTTGTTCAGGTCTTGCATCAACCATGTATGTGTCAATGCCTGGTACTTCTTGTTGTATAGCCATTTATTCATCTCTTTTCATCTGTTGTCATCTTATTTTCATCCTCGCGAATTTTATTCCACGAGTCAACTAGGCTTTTTGTAACCTGTTGATGTTGAGACCAGTTTATCCTTTTTTCTTCAAAAAGTCTATTCTGATTAAATATCTCAACAGCTGCCTCAATCATACGTCTGCTGTACAAACGACGACCTCGGTATTCCTCCCCTGACTTAGTTGTCGTGGAAGGAAGTCTGTA